CACCGCGCTGCCCAGCGCCGAGCCGATGGCCGAACCGCGCGCGGACGCCTCGGACTGGGCTCGGGACAGGTCGGACATGTCCAGCCGGAGGCGACCGACCAGATCGGGCAGCGTGGCCATCGGCTATCCCGGCCTCCCGCCCTGCTGGTCGATCTTCATCTTGAGTGCCATGGCCCACGCCGCGGTGCCCGCGCTGCTCGGGTGCTCGGCCCGTTCGTCCAGGCTGCGGGCCTGCTGACCGTTGGCGATGCGGTGTTCGGTGGCCAGCAGCACCAACTGCCGGGGGGTCATTTCTTCCCACTCTTTTTGCGAGCGCCCGAGCGTGACGGTCGCGGTGTAGTACCACTGCCCCCAGGGGATCCGGGAAGATCGACCGTTTGCAGCGCCCGACGCACGGCCCGGTTGGGCCGCAGCACTTCCCCCGCCATCACCCGCGCCCCCATGTCGCCGAACGAGTCGGTGAACGCGACCGTGAACGCGCCGACCACCTGTTCGAGTTGGTCGGGGCCGATGCCCATGGCGATCAGGCGTCGGCCGTCGGGGGAGTCGGGGAAGTCGTGCAGCAGTCCGGCGTGCAGGATGTCGATCAGTAACGAGATGACCGGCCGGTCCATCCGCACCACGCCGTGGTCGTCGGTGATCAGGTCTTGCATGGCGGCCAGCGAGCCGAACTGTTTTTCGATCTTCTCCAGGGACAACATCGAGTAGATCAGCTCGTGCGTGACGGAGCCCACCATGATCCACTGACCGGAGCTGTTGGCGGTGGTCTGGGTGCCGTGCCCGGTCGGCGTGGTGGTCGTCGGCGTAGTGGACTCGAACGGCGGGGCGGTCGGTGCGCCGTTGGCCTCGGGGTCGGTACGGGTGTCGGGTTCGGTCATGGGGGGCTGCCCCTTCCTCGCGTGCGTCGGCCGGGATGCGGCCCGTTTGCACGCGCAGTCTTACCCGATCAGGCGGACGAGTCCGGCGCCCACGCGGCGGGCGGGGAGTAGGTGTCCACGATGGTGATGGCCAGCCAGTCCCCGGTGCCCACCGGCGGCACGATGTTGATCTCACCGGCGACGATCTTGTAGTCGTCCTCGGCCGCGCCGATCTCGGGGAACTTGGACAGCGAGCAGCGCGACATGGAGAACAGCACCGCCCCGCCGGGCGCGTCCTGGGTAGCCGAAGCCACCCGCATGCCGAACGGCTTGGGGAACGCGGTCACCGGCAGCTGCCAGCCCATGCCCGCATAGGGCAGCGTGTCGGTGGCGGGCACCGCGCCGCCCAGCATCACCTGCAGCACCATCAGCGACAGCTTGGCGTGCTCGAACTTGGCCGTGACCTTTTTGATCGTGGACTGCGAGTCGATCAGCCGGTTGTCACCGCGCAGTTCCTTGGTCTCCATGTCGCCCGAGATCTCGAACGACTTGATGCCGGGCACGTCAAACCATTCGCCGAAGGTCGGCGCCGATCCGGCCACGTCGGTGAGCAGGCTGGCCACCTGCGCGTGTTGCACGGCGTACACCTTGGTGATGCCTTGCGAGGCCAGCGGGGTGGCCACCTGCGGCTCAACGGTTGTCATGTGATCTTTCCTCTCCTACGGGGTGCGTACGGGGTGCGGCCCACGCGTCGGGATGCGGCGGGGACCACGGGAGGGAGCGGACCAGTCGAGAGCAGGTCGCCACCTCATGGGGTGCCATCGGGAAAGGTCGGTGTCGTCCTCCTACGGAGCTGCCAGTAGTCGATCTATCTGTACGGTCACGATGGTGCGCCGCAGGTTGTCCTGGGGGGCCTGGCTCGATCGGGTCAAGATCTGCACGCCGTAGCAGGTGATCAGCCAGCTCGGCAGCTTGGTGCGGTGCACCAGCCAACAGATCTGATCTTCCAGCCCGATGATCTCGGCGCGCTCCCCGTCGGGACGTTTCAACGCCTGGTAGATGTCGATCTGGGCCAGCTCGCGGATGCTCAGCTCGCCCTCGACGTCGGTGTCACCGTGCGGCAGGATGTTCCACCCCACCCCCTCGGTGATCACCACCAGCGGCAGCGGGGCCTTGGGCGGGGCGAGATCGCGGAACACGGTCACGCCGAGCCCGGCTGACTCGATCACGTACTTGAGCGCGC